GTATTTCCAATCAGTCTTGTAGAAGTCGTAACCTCTGCGGAAGCCTGAGAAGCCAAGGTTCAAGGCCATCTCTTCGTCGTTGTCGAACAGACCGAATGAAGTACCACCCGCTCCGTAGGAGTTTTGAGCAGCCAACATATCGTCGATGTCAAACGAGAACTGACGGTTGATGAAGAGAACGTTCTCCTCGATAGAACCCTGCTTGTCGAGACGCTGAATCACAGTGTCGAAGTCTGCAAGCACAGTGGGGTTACCACCTGCGTACACGTTACCTCGTGCGTTCACGGTGTAGAAGATACCTTCAGAACCGTTGAGACCTGCGACAGAAGCACCTGCAGCAGTACCCTGCAAGTAATCACCTGCACCTGAAGCAGCTTCAGCAGGAACAGCTTCAATCATAGCAGTTTCGAGGTAGTCGTCGAAGCGCAAGCGAGTCTCGTGCTCAGACTTCAAGTACCACAGGTATCCTGTAGCTCCGTTCTCGGTAGTCACCTCAACCCATCCAATCTGAGCCATGTCAGAACCGCTCACCTCGTAGGTATCCTTCAAGATGACAGGCTTGTTTTGGAAGATGAAGTCGTCAGCTTCGAGAGAGCCGCTCATCCCCGGAGTTCCTTTGTTGAACTCAGAACCGTAGATGAAGATGGTAACATCAGAGCTAGCTGCGCCCCCTCCGGTTGTCACAAGACCTGCAGCCTCGTAGATGTTGGCGACGAAAGTGCCTGCAGCAGTGTTTACATTGCTTACGATAGCCTTGTTAGAACCTGAACCGTTGTTTTGGACAATCATAATGGTTTGATTGTCGCGCAACGCGATACCACCCGTAGCAGAAGCAGTAGTTCCACCGGGAGCGATGTTATCATTTACGGTAAAAGTCGGTGCGACTGAAGCAGCAGCAGCAGCAGTTCCGACCTGAGTGTACTTGGTGTGCAGTCTGCCCTGCTCTGCCCACTTGACGAGGTCAGAGTTAGAGGGCATCTCAGCACCCACCATGCGAAGGAAGGAAGAGATGGTTCTGTTGCCGTATCTCTCGAACTCCTTTTCGTAGGTGTCAGGGAGGTACTGATTCAAGAAATCAAAGTTCTTGATGTAGTTGGTTGCGACGGGAATTTGTTGAGCACTCGGTTGGAGGTCAAATCCCGGTGTAGCGGATAGTGCCATTTTTTTCTTAATGTTTTATTTGCGACTCCTAATTTTTAGCCCTCGACCTGAGTCATTGTTCAAGGACTTTATTTGCATTCCTCCCTTACTCGTGACTTCAGGTGCGCTGCGCATAGACATGTCAGTATTCTTCATCTTGCGCATCGTACTGTCGGCCTGAATAGATTTGCCCTGCTCGTAAAAGAACCGAGCAAACTTTTCGGGATTCATAGCGATAGCCAACGCTCTGTGGTAGCCTGCTGCATCTTGAATGACACCGTTGTCGTCCACATACTTCTTAAGGAAGTTAGTAGCGTCAGACTGTGCCTTCTTCAATTCAGAAGCATCTCCCGGTGAGAAGGTGACCTTCTTATTTTCGTCAAGCATGAACTCAAAGCCCTTGAACTCATTTCCGAAAACTTCGTTGGTCTGCTGAAGAAAGACTTCTTGCCTCTTCTTCATCGACTCCTCAAAAGAGGTTGACTCTTGGATATATTGATTATACGCCTCCAACTTCTCCTTGTCTTCATTGGAAAGAGAACTCCCACTCGACTCAAGGGGCGTTCCATATTTTTCCTTTTCTGACTCAAAGTAATCTTTGGCCTTAGCAATAGCTTTTTTTCTGTTGAGCTTGGTCTTCTTAATCGTGGACTCGTCATCCAACTCTTCGTCAAAAGAATAAGCCTCCATCAGGGTGTCGATGTCTTCTGCATCTAATCCCTTCTCGGTGGCAACCAAATACTCACGAAGGACTTGGTCGGGGGCTACCTCATCGTAATCCTTGTTCAGTTTTACGAAGTCGTTAAACCCTCTTCCTGTTTCCTTCTTGTACTTCAGATACGAAGCGACATCTTCAGGTAGCTCCTCAGACTCCTCGCGCTCGGCAAAGAGTTGGTCTACAGAGTCAATCTGCTTGTCGTATCTGTTTTTAATATATGAAAGAACGTCGTCGTCAGAAAGCTCTGACTTGGATTCCTGAGCGGGAGCTTCCTCCTGCACAGGTGCTTCTTCTTGTACAGGCGACTCAACCGCTTCCGGCTTTACCTCCTGCACCTCTGTGGCATTCACCTCTTGCTCATGCTTGTCAAGGAGTGCCTGCTCGATTTCTTGTTGTGACTTTTCTTTACCCGTCACCTCGCGTACCTTAAATTCCATAGATTAGATTTTTACAAAAGTAATGACAATAAATTAGACTTATCGTGGCGAGAACTCTGCCATATCAAAGCCATCAAGACTGTCCTCGTTAGATTCGAAATTTTGTGGTGGAAGATTGTTCTTCCTTTGGTTAATCAGCTTACTCTGTTCAGTGTTCTGCTGACTAATACGTTGCGCCTTAGCTTCTTCCCTTTGGGTCTCTCTGCTTTGTAGTGCGTTTTCAGACATACCGCGAAGCTGTTGGTTGTAAGCGAACTCTTCAGCCATAAGTGCCTTCTTGAGTTCCGCCTCGTTCTTCATCTTCTCAATCTCGAAAGAAATCTCAGCCTGCTTAATCTGCATCTTCGATTGCGTCTCGGCCTGCAGCTTCTGCATAGCGGCCTGCGCAGCAAACTGCTGAGACTTCATCTGTCTCTCAGTGTCCATAGCCTTGCTCTGCAACATCTGCTGCTCCTCACGGTCTTGCTTCTGCTTACGCTTTAGCTTTAACAGTTGGTTGGCGAGCTTGATGTTCTTCATCTCACGGATGTCGATGGCATCTTCGAGGTAGATGTCACCCTTAGACAGGGCCATCTGAATGTTCTGCTCCAACTGAGCCTTTTGCTCTTCGTCGGGAGACACCTCAATAAACACACCGAAGTCGTAGATGTACAGGTCGGAAATCTCACCAAGGATGCTGACGTTGTACTTTCCGATTTGGTTTACAAATTCGTCAGTAAAGTCCGCGTACTCTAAGATGTCTGAGATACGATACGACAATCCCTCAGCAAGGGTCTTGTAGATGTACAGGCTTCCGTCAAGGATATGCCTTGTAGCTGTGTTCGAGTTGAGCGCAGCCAACTTCTGTACACCAACCAAAGAGTTGGGGTCAGGCGTGCTACCATCGCGAGCTTCGTTGAGTCCCGTGACAGCGCGAATCATATCGAGATAGTGATTGTAGTTGGCAATCAACATCTGCGTCTTCGACGCGCCTGAGTTGGAGGTGAGCTGCTGAATAGGAACACGAGCGTTGTTGAACTCTCCGTCCTGCGTGTAGCTCCTACCAATAACAGAACCCGTTTGGAAGTACAGACGCAAAGCGTCTTCAGGGTTGTATGCATTGCCCGTGCCGAGGTCAACCTCGTTCAGGCCATCAGCATCAATGTATACACCATCAGGAACCGTGCGGGCAATAACCTGCTGCAGCTTGAGGTGGGTCATCTGAATGAGGTCAGCGAAAGGAATCATCCTTCTCACCAACGACTCAATGACACCCTTATACATGCGAGGTGCTACGGCTACGTAGTTGGGGATAGCGTGCTGACTAGCGGACTTAGGTCTCACCATGTTCTTAGCCATCTCCCACTTGAGAATCATATTCGTTCCCATCACCATCACCCCGTCATACCACACGTCAATCTTCTTGGACACCTTCTCGAAGTTGCCCTCATCCATCATATCAGATGGCGGGTTAAAGCTATCGTCCTTCTGAATCATCTTCACGTTGCCGTTGTCGGCAACCTTGCGCTTGTAGACGATGTCGTTGGTGGACTTGTAGTTGAAGTACAGCAACGTAACTGTATCCCTATAGAAGATGTCGTTGTCGTAATACTGCGCTACGTTGAAGTAGTCGTACCACTGCTGACCGTACTTAGAGATTTTCTCAAGGTCTTCCCGCGTAAGCGTGGGGTCAATCTTAAGAAGCTCGTTGATGTGTACCGTCTTGACCTCACCCCAATAGAAACAATCCTTGAAGTGTGGGTCTTCAGTGTAGCTGTACACGATGTTGGCCGGGTCTACATAAGACACCTCCACACCGCTGCCCTTAAGGAACTCGTGCTTGGCTACAGCGATACCGCATACCGTGAGGTCGTAGTCAAACCTCTTTCGAAGGTCACCGTAGTGGTTCTCCTCCAAGATGGTATTGATGGCTTCCTCCTCTGCAATCTCAATAGCAGGCTTGTAGTTAAGCTGCATATAGAGTGACAGTTCCTCATCGCTTTCAGGAAGCTCATCAGGTTCTGTGACAAAAGGGTTTGCGCCCGTAGCGGCTTGAATCTTTTCCAATACAGGCTTGGCAACCATCTGACCTTCGATAAGGTCTTGATACTTGCTGCGCTTGGCTTGTGAAAGGGCATCCTGTGCGTATGCCTTGACAGAAAAAAGTCTGTCCGACATTCCGTTGACTACAATGTCTACAAACTTGGGAAGGATTGGAACGGGTGTCCAATCAAGATTGATGTATGATAAATCACCATCAATGGCTAGTTCCTGCTTGTACTTGGCAATGGACTGCTCACCTCGTGCGTAAAGACGCAAACGATGAAGTGCTCTCCATTGGTCGTAGAATCTACATTGGCTGCCGTCCTTCTTAAACCATTCATACTGAATGGCCTGACCAATCTGAAGACCGAACTCTGCGGAGTCCTTTTCAGCGTCGGACACGAATTGACTCGGAAACCCTGTAGATGATATGTTTATCTTAACATCCTTCATCGAATCAGTTCACTGTAAGCCCCCTTGTTATTATACCTTGCAAAGGTAAGGCTTAATTTATTTGTCTTCTTTTCGGGCTGATACAGGTGCTTTTGACACGCCATGATAGCCAATCCCGAACTAATACTTGCATCAAACTTAGTTCTGTTGCTAATATCAAACTTCGCCCAATCTTCGAGGGTGCGAGTGAAAAGCATAGAACCCATCTCGTCTGCATCCCTAAATGACCCCTCCATATCTATTCCACATACTTTTCGATGTATGACTCAATGGCAGAGGCGTGGGCCTGCTTAACATCCTCCGAGGAGTTGGGTATGCCCCCTAGTTCGCGCTCTGTCTTAGACAACTTGTTGTAGGTTTTGTCGGGTCGGTTCAAGCAGAACCCTCTGTATCCACGGTTTTTGAAATGGTACAGCAGGCGCGGCTTGTTATTCTCTACAAGGATAGGCATACCGTAGAATACACAGGCCATGAGTACATCCTCAAAAAACATCTCTGCCGTCTGAGGTCTTGCGATATACTCCAAGAAAAACTCGTTGCTCGGAGCGTCGTCCATATTGTACTTGGTCAAGCCATGCAGCGCACCGTTAGAGCCGCCACCACCCACTACGCCTGAGATGTCATACGAGTCGCAACCCAACGCACCGAGGTGGTCGTTGCCGGGATGCTTGATGCCGTTACGCTCAAACACCCTGTTCTGCATCTCATTTTTAGGAACCCACGACAACCTGAAGCGTCCTGACTTGTCAGGATAGAAGATGACCTTGCTGTCCTTGATGCCGTCCTTCCAACGGAAGCTGCCCTGCGTAACGTGCTGATTGATAATCAAGCTGTCGTTGTAATCTATCTGCTGATAGATGCGCGTAAGGTTGAAGATAGACTGCTTGCTTTCATCCCTGAAGGCGTGCGACTCTGTGCGGGGAAACTGCCTGTAGTATTCGTTGAGCGCGTCAGCATCTGACTTCAACGACTCCACCTCAGCCTCCCAATAGTTTACTGCTCCCTGATGGATGTCTTCTCCGTCAATGCCTGCAACAGCTTTCTCAGGAGTTCTGAAGACGGGCATACCGTAGAGGTCGATGAACCCCTCCATGTTCCACTCCATAGGAATGAACAGGGAGTACATCCCGCTTTTGGTCTGTCCGTTCTTGTTTCTCTTAAGCACGTCAGAGTCTCGGTACAAATCCTTGAAGTTGCCGCCACCCTTAGACAGGGCATTGGAGGTTGACCCCATCATGCACTTGCCGATAATCTTACTACCCAAGCGCAAGCACGTCTTGGTGACGCGCCAATTGTTGAGGATGCTGTTGGGCTTGAGCCACTTACCGCTCTCGTCATGGACGAGGAGCTGTAGCTTCTCACCGTCGTAAGAGTTGTCGTCAGTGTTCTTCCAATCAATCGTGGTGTCGAGACCTTGAATCTCATCGTCCTCGACGTTGAACATGTTCTTCTTGGTAATCTTAGCCGCAGGCACACGGTAGGCAAGCTCTGTCTTAGGCTTGTCCATACCGTCCATGATAGGCTTGAAGAAGAACGGTAGACGGCTGTTGATTGGAACAACCTTGTCGGTAAACATCTTTTTGGCATCAGTACCCGTCTTCGACAGGATGCCTACACGAGAGTCCTTGGCAAGCGTCGCGGTGTTGACACACTCTGACGATGACATGAAGGAGAACCCTGAACGACGAATCTTTAGGTACACCATACCGAAGCTCCTGCGGTCGGCCTTGCACGCCTCCCAAAAGATATAGAGCAGTCTGTTGGCCTCGCGGAAGTCAGGGTAGCCTACGTCGATGCTCGTCCATTGCAGGTACATATAGTGCGCCCCCGTAAGGTAGGTGGGCTTGCCGTCATTCATGAACCAATAGCCATCGTCCCTCCTGTCGAACTCACGCTCGATATAGTCAACGTACCTCGACTTAAAGTCAGAGGTCATCTCGTTCCATTGGAAGATGGATTGGATTTTATTCAGGTGAGCAGGGATTTCTTCTCTCTCCCAATACTGCTCACTTCTCTTGGTGTGTCTTTGAGGACACGCCTTTGGAGACTTGGGCAGGCCAATCTTTAGGTTCTGAATCTCGTATACCTCACCGAGAGTTCCGTCCTTAGATATGATTACAAGGTCATACTTAGGGTCATAGCCGTACTTCCAAGTCTTGGCTTTGTTCTTAGTAGAAAGCACATGCTTGGGTATGTAGTCGTGAACGACACGGTGTAGGCTTTTATTTAGACCTTCGTTCTGCAAATCCTTGCTTTGTATCTACCTTCTTGGTAGAGCCTGTTTCTAATGTCTCGATAGCTTCTCTCTCGGTCTCGATTCTATTTAGGATTTCAAAGGCATCCATTATGCAGAGCTTCTTTGTCGCTGCTGCGTTCTTGAGCCTGTCGGCTGACAGGTCGTCTTCAGGGTCGTGCTTGATGATTTGCTCCTTGGCAACTTTGATAAGCTGCTCCACGGCACGATGACCTGCTTCAATAATCTTGAGCTTTACATCCTTAGTGTTCATGGCGCATGGTTATCTGATGGTCGTATACCCTGTACATGGTCTCACCGTCTACGTCAAACTCGTACTCGCTATCGGGCGTAAACGAAACGATAGTACCCGTATTAACTCCCTTGCTTACAAGATAGTCATTTGGATATTCCATACGTCCCATTAGCGGCTCGTGTGTAGGCTTCTCGATGAAGCACTCCTCAGCCGGGATGGGAGAAACAAAGCAGTACCTGTCGTGAGCGTGCCACTTGTTGCCGTCGTGGTACATGAAGAACTGCTCGGTATCTACAAAGAATAGGTCTTCT